CCATCATGGAAGCCATGACGGGGGACTTAGTTTTTGCTATTGTCGCCTTTAATGGAGATTTGATTGGCTTTATTAGTGGAACACACATTAGTGGTAATTCACTCACAGCAATGCTCAACGGTATTTGTGGAAGTTTGAATATGCGTTGTTATTTTTACGCAAATAATCCTTTCACGAATGAGCAAGATAAAATGTCTTTTCGTGAATTTGTTGCGCTTATTACCTATGGTGATGATAACCTAGGTACTTTGAGCAAAGCAATTGACAATTTCACCATCAAAGGATTTTCGGAATTTTTAGCAGGTTATGGACAGATCTATACCATGCCTGATAAAGAAAGTGAACTTTTAGACTTTCTTCCTTTTGAAGATTTCGAATTCCTCAAACGCAAGACCAATTACATTCCTGAAATAGGAGTACATGTTGGCGCTTTGGTGGATAAATCATGTGAAAAGATGCTCCACTGTTTTATGCGAAGTAAGAGTTCGCCTTTGACGGAGGAGCACGCTTGTGCAATTAACATCGATACAGCTCTGCGTGAGTGGTTCAATCATGGACGCTCAGAGTATGAAAAACGTAGAACTCAATTGATTGAAGTTGCTAAGCGAGCAAACATATCACATCTATGCACTGAGCTCGAAAGAGATTTTGATGAAAGAGTGCAGATTTGGCATGAAAATTATGGGCCATCGTAAACCCTTAAAACAGCGAGCCCAGTTTGAACCTGGGTGTTGGAACAAATCAAAATTCGAATGTATATATGGATACCAGTAGATTGCATGTTTAGTAGATGTTTTTATGTTTTATATTAGGCTTTGTACATTTTGACGTCGATTCCTATTTAGGAATGGTTTGGTCTACCAATGTAAATATCACCGCACGGATGGCTGATTCACCAACCGATGTTGTAAATAAATGAATTTCTAACCAAAATAATAATCAAAATATTATAAGTCTAACTGAGGACTTTCAAAACTTAGCAAAGGAAAGCTTGTTGGATGTTGAAACAAGCACTGT